CGAAATCGTAGACCCAGAGATGGTTACGTTAGATAATGGTGACGTAGAGATTACCCTTATGCCGGGTGATGAAGAAGAGGAAAGTGAGTTTGATGCCAATCTAGTTGACATGCTAGATGATAGAGAGCAAGCTATCCTTGCGGACGAACTTATTGGGCTTGTTGAGTCAGATACTCAAAGCCGAAAAGAGTGGGCTGATACTTACGTAAAAGGACTCGACATCCTTGGATTTAAGTCAGAAGAGCGCACAACTCCGTGGGAAGGCGCTTGTGGCGTACATTCTACTGTACTAGCTGAAGCAGCTATTCGTTTCCAAGCAGAGGCTATGTCTGAGACATTTCCTGCGCAAGGCCCTGTCAAAGTAAAAATTCTAGGTAAAGAGACCAAAGAGAAAGAAGCGGCAGGTGAACGTGTTCGTGTAGACATGAATTACCAACTTACAGATAAAATGGTTGAGTATCGTCCAGAACATGAACGTATGTTATATAGCCTAGGACTTGCAGGATCTGCGTTTAAGAAGGTTTACTTTGACCCTACCCTAGACAGACAGTGCGCTATCTATATCCCAGCAGAAGACGTTATCGTGCCTTATGGAGCGTCTAATATAGAGTCTGCGGAGCGTGTTACTCATATTATGCGTAAGACTAAGAATGACTTACGTAAGTTGCAGGCTAATGGGTTCTATGCTGATAAAGACATTGACGACCCTACTCCATACCACACAGACATCGAAGAACGTAAAGCCGAAGAAGGTGGTTATGCGCTAAACGATGACAGTCGTTATACCTTGTATGAGATACATGCTGATCTTGTTATTGCGGGTATTGATGATGAAGATGATTTAGCTAAGCCATACGTTGTAACTGTGGAACGTGGTACAGGTGAATTATTATCTATTAGACGTAATTATGATGAAGATGATGAGCTAGAAATGAAGCGTCAGCATTTTGTACATTACTCTTATGTCCCCGGATTTGGCTTCTACGGCCTTGGGCTGATACACATCATAGGTGGGTACGCTAAAGCAGGAACGTCGATTATACGGCAATTGGTGGACGCTGGTACGCTATCTAACCTTCCGGGCGGTTTAAAGTCCCGTGGTTTGCGTATTAAAGGAGATGATACTCCTATTGAACCGGGTGAGTTTAAAGATGTAGATGTACCATCAGGCAGTATTCGTGAGAATATTATGCCCCTACCTTATAAAGAGCCTAGTCAGACTCTACTAGCGTTACTTAACCAGATAACTACAGAAGGTCGTAGATTGGGTGCTATTGCGGATATGGATGTTTCTGATATGTCTGCGAACGCGCCAGTAGGTACTACCCTAGCTTTGTTAGAGCGTACATTAAAGCCTATGGCGGCTGTGCAGGCTCGTGTGCATTATGCGATGAAGTTAGAGTTCCGTATGCTGAAAGACATCATGGCAGAGAATGCGCCGGATGAGTATGGCTATGAGCCTACTAGTGGTGCGGTAGGTGCTATTAAAGCTGATTATGAGATGGTAGAAGTAATTCCAGTAAGTGATCCTAATAATACGACTATGGCTCAGCGTGTAGTTCAGTATCAGACTGTATTACAGATGTCACAGCAAGCTCCGCAGATATATAACCTACCCCAGCTACACCGTCAGATGATTGAGGTGTTGGGTGTGAAAAACGCGGACAAGTTGGTACCTACGAAAGACGATGTTAAGCCAACAGATCCTATTAGTGAGAATATGAATGCGCTAACGGGTACCCCCATAAAAGCGTTTTTAACTCAAGACCACGAGGCGCATATACGCACTCACCAGTCTTTCATGCAAGATCCTACGGTTGCAGGCGCACTAGGTAAGAGTCCACAAGCGCAAGCGATGATGGCATCACTACAAGCTCACATTGCGGAGCACGTTGCGTTTAAGTATAGAGCGCAAGTAGAAGAGAAAGTGGGTGCAACGTTGCCGTATCCTAACGAAGAGTTAGCGCCAGAGTTAGAAATAGAAATGTCTAGAGTAGCAGCTGACGCTAGTAGGCAAGTTAAAGATCAGAATGCTCAGCAGCAAGCGCAGCAAGAAGCGCAGAAGCAAGCACAAGATCCTATCCTACAACTCAAGCAACAAGAGATGCAGCTCAAGCAACAAGAAGTACAACTTAAAGCTCAGAAAGATCAGCTTGAAGCTCAGATCAAACAGGCTGAAGTACAACGTAAGGCCCAGAAAGATCAGATGGATAACCAAATTGACCAACAACAGCTAGCGATCGACCAGCAGGAGTTGGAGATTGATGCCCAGAAAGCGGGTGCAAAACTGGCGGCAGATAGACGTACCGCCAATACAAAACTAGACCTAGATATGGTTAAAGCTAGGACTGATGCGATGAATAAACAACGTAAGGAATAACTTATGACTACCGTCTTAGACGTGCTAAAAGAAAAACTCGAAGAACATGTTTCTTCTGCACAAGAGTATCTTAGTTCTGGGGGTGCGAAGGATTATGCCCAGTACCAAGAAACTGTAGGTTTGATCCGAGGTCTCGAAACCTGCATATCGTACACAAATGACCTCTCGCGTAATTACTTGGATGAAGATGATGACTGATTTAAAGATTGTACAGAAAGATCCGGAAAATGAGCAAGAACTAGAAGATGCGTTACCAACGCCTGTTGGATATAGAGTGCTGGTCGCTTTACCTGAAGTAGAAGAAACTTTTGGGGAAAGCCGCATTATTAAGTCTAGTAAAGAGCAACACCTAGACCACGTACTATCTACTATCGGTTTAGTAGTAGATATGGGCACAGAAGCATACTCTGATAAAGAGCGTTTTACTGATGGGCCGTGGTGTAAAGAAGGTGATTATGTGATGTTCCGTGCTAATACTGGCACGCGTTTTAAAGTGGGTAACACCGAGTTTCGCTTGATGAATGATGATTCAATTGAAGCCGTTGTAGCCGATCCCCGTGCAGTAGCACGAGCGTAATAAGGAGAATAACATGGGTTTTCAAAAAGTAGAGTTTGAGTTTCCTGATGAACAGGAAGAAAAGAAAGACCTCGAAATCGAGGATTCTGGGGCAGTAGAAATTGATGTCTCGGGTAAAAAAGAAGCTGATGACTACAAAGAAAAAGAAGTAGAAGTAGAAGTCGAAGCTAAGGAAGAAAAAGAAGTTGAAATCGAAGTAGTCGATGATACTCCCAAGAAAGACCGTAAACGCAAAGCATCTGCAGCACCAGAAGATGTTACGGATGAGGAGTTAGAAAACTACTCTGAGAAAGTTCGTAAGCGTATCCAGCATTTTAGTAAGGGCTACCACGACGAGCGTAGGGCAAAAGAAACCGCAGAGCGGGAGCGTAAAGAGCTAGAGTCTTATGCTAGACAGTTAGTGGAGGAGAACAAAGAGTTACTCGATTCCGCCAACCAGTCTAATAAAGCACTACTAGAGAAGGGCAAAGAAGACGCGGAAAAAGAAGTGAAGATAGCTAAATTCGCATACAAAAGAGCGTATGAAGCTGGCGACGCGGATAAGTTAGTAACTGCTCAAGAAAGACTTACTGACGCTAAAATGAAACAAGATAAGCTAAGTTCAGTAGATACCTCTTTACAAGCGAGGGAAACTCCTGTACAAATGCAAGAAACAGAAGTAGAAACTCCACAAACGGACGAAAAAGCCGCTACTTGGGCACAAGAGAACACTTGGTTCGGTACCGATGATGAGATGACTGCTTACGCTATGGGTGTACACAAGAAGGCGGTTAAAGAAGGCCTTGACCCTAGCAGTGATGAATACTATGAGAAAATTAATTCTCGTATGCGTTCTACCTTTTCGGATTATTTCGGAGAGGAGGAACAACCAGAAGAGCAAGAACCCGAAACTAAGAAGCGAAAATCTAATGTGGTCGCTCCCGCTACGCGGAGCACGTCGCCAAAGAAGGTGACATTAACGCGGACACAAGTGGCTATCGCTAAGAAGTTAGGAGTACCGCTCGAACTATACGCCAAAAAGGTTGCTGAAGAGATGAGGAATAGATAATGGCTGATAACAGACTAGATCGTGAATTAGAAACCCGTGAGAAAACTGCTCGTAAAACTGCATGGAAACGTCCAGAGGTTTTACCGTCCCCTAATCAAGAAGAGGGGTATGTATATCGTTGGATTAGGATTTCTACCCGAGGAAATGTAGACGGCATGAACGTCTCATCTAAATTGAGAGAAGGTTGGACTGCTGTGAAAGCGTCAGATCATCCAGAAATTACACTTGTTACTATCGAGAATGATAGATTTAAAGACAATGTAGTTATTGGCGGGTTGATGTTATGTAAAGCGCCTGTGGAGATGGTTGAAGAGCGTAATGCTTATTATAACCAGCAATCAGAGTCGCAAATGGCTTCAGTCGATAACAACCTTATGAGGGAAAATGATCCTAGAATGCCCCTATTTAATGATAGGAAATCTAAGGTCACTTTCGGAAAAGGCTAAATTAATTTAATTTTTTAGGAGTTTTACAATGGCTACTACAGCTTCTCCATACGGTTTCGTGCCAGTGAAAAAGGCGGATGGTACCCCTTTCACTCAAGCACAAGACTCGTTTCCAATTAAAACCGCTGCTACCAACATTGGCTACGGCACAATCGTTTCGCTAAGTGCTGGTGAAGTGATTATGGCAGCGGGCACGGGCGCTAACGCTGTCGCTAACAACTTTGGTGGTTCTAGTGTCGGTGCTCTTGGTATTTTTGTTGGTTGTGAATACATTAACGCTGAAGGTCAATTGATATTCAGTCAGTATTACCCAGCAAGTACCGCAGGTGCTACTGCTTATGTTGTTACTGATCCGGGTGTAACTTTCCAAGTCCAGTCTTCTGGAGCAGTTACTGCTGCAAAACTTGGCCAAAACGTAAACATAACTGGTGCGCAGGTTTCTGGTGATGTTAACACTACAACTGGTAAGTCTACAAAAGACGTAGGTGCACCCGCCACTACTCTTTTACCGTTTAAAATTGTTGGCTTCAGTGACCGTTCCGGTTCTGCTGCTGGTGATGCTAAAACGGATTTGCTAGTTAAATTTAATCTTGCTTACCATAATTATGGTACTGCATTCACGGCTATCTAAGGAGCGTAACTAATGGCTATTTCAAGATCACAACTGCTTAAAGAGTTACTCCCCGGACTAAATGCTTTGTTTGGCTTAGAGTACTCTAAATATGGTGACGAGCACGCAGAAATCTACGAAACTGAGACTTCTGATCGTTCGTTTGAAGAAGAAACTAAATTGTCAGGCTTCGGTGCTGCCCCTACTAAATCCGAAGGCGGAGCTATCGAGTATGACAATGCACAAGAAGCGTTCACTGCTCGCTACACGCACGAAACCGTTGCTATGGGTTTTGCAATCACTGAAGAAGCGATTGAAGATAACTTGTATGACTCTTTGTCTGCTCGTTATACCAAAGCATTGGCTCGCGCTATGGCGTACACCAAGCAAGTTAAAGCTGCCTCTTTATTGAATGGCGCTTTCACTGGCACTACTTATGGTGATGGTCAAACTCTTTGTGCAACTGCTCACCCATTAGTATCTGGTGGATCTAACTCAAACCGTCCTGCTGTTGCAGCTGACCTTAACGAAACTTCTTTGGAAGCGGCTGTTATTCAGATCGGTCAGTGGACTGATGAGCGTGGCTTAAAAATTGCTACACAGCCTAAAAAGCTCATCATCCCATCTGATCTACAGTTCGTAGCGACTCGTTTGCTTGAGACTGAAGGTCGTGTTGGTACGGCTGACAATGACATCAATGCTCTATCGAACAACGGTTCGGTTCCGGGCGGATACACTGTCAACCATTACCTAACAGAGCCTAATGCTTGGTTCTTAACTACTGACATTCCTAACGGCATGAAGCACTTTGTACGTGCGAAAATGGCAACCTCTATGGACGCTGATTTCGATACTGGCAACAGTCGCTATAAGGCTCGTGAACGTTATTCGTTCGGTGTGTCTGACCCACTTGGTATCTTCGGATCTCCGGGCGCATAAGTTTTTGCGTTGGGTTACTAAGGGAGCTTCGGCTCCCTTTTTTATTGTCTTTTATATTGTACTGTGATAAGTTAACACAAACCGGGAACATTTCGGTGGACTTGACAGCCCCGGCTGACGACATGTAGACAAGTTCACTTTAACTCACATGTGAGATTTTTATTATGGCTAATACTACATTTTCTGGGCCGGTCAATGCCACTAACGGTTTTGTCGGTACTATCAAAGTTACAACTTACACAGTTGCTTCAGCTCCATCTGCAGCTACCGCAGGCGCGGGTTCGCTAGTTTTCGTTTCTAACGGTGCTGGCGGCAACCCTATCTTGGCTTTCTCTGACGGAACAAACTGGAAACGTTCTGACACTGCCGCTACTATTTCTGCATCTTAATAGGAGGTTAATATGTCTAGTTCTGACATAAAAGCTAAAACTATGACTGCTACTGGAGCTATGGGCGTAGGTAGAGCGCGGATACGAGGGATGCAATTCTTAGCTGGTGCCGGCACTGCTCAGATTGTTATCAGGGATGGCAGTGCTACGGGTGATATTATTTTAGACGCTAAGTTCCTAGAGGCTGTAGCTGATTCAATGTACATACCAGATGATGGCATACTTTCGGTAGGCGACCCGCATGTAACTCTAACTAACGTAACTCAAATAGTGATTTTACATGCGTAGTTATTATGCCAAAGGCGGTAAGGTAAAAAGTACCGGCATGAAAGGTATGAGCCAGAAAAGTGGGGACAAGCGCCCCACTAAATCTGGTGCTGGTATGACTGCTAAAGGTGTAGCTAAGTACAGACGAAATAATCCGGGTAGTAAATTAAAGACGGCAGTTACAGAGAAGAAGCCTACAGGTAAGAGAGCATCCAGACGCAAGTCATATTGCGCTCGTTCTGCAGGACAGATGAAACAATTCCCTAAAGCTGCTAAAGATCCAAATTCAAGATTAAGGCAAGCGCGTAAGCGCTGGAGGTGTTAAGTGAAGGGCAAGAAAGTAAAAGGTTACATGAAAGGCGGAGACATTGGTGATTCTATGCCCGGCATTGAAGGCTTAGATGCTAAGTTTGGTCAAAGTGTTGCTGACGGTAATAAGGCTACGGGAGATGCTATAGCCAAACGAATTAAAAAAGCTAAAGATTCCGAAGCTAAGTCTATGGAAGGTAGAGATCTTACCGCTAAAGAAAAGAAAGCTAAGAAGCGAGCAGCGGACAACAAGAAGTTAGACGCTAAAGCCAAAAAAATGATGGGCCCAGCAAAGAAGAAAAACAACACCACTAAGTCGTCCCCTTTAGATGCTCCTAAGCCTCCAATGGGCGGTGCTGGTGCTGCTATGGGCGGTGCTGGTGCTGGTGCTGCTATGGGCGGTGCTCCTAAGCCTCCAATGGGCGGTATGGGCGGTGGTATGGGTATGCCTCCTAAGAAGCCACCTATGCCTATGATGAAGAAAGGCGGTAAGGTTAAGAAAGGCGGTTCTTGTGGCGGCTATAAAAAAGGCGGTAAGGTTCGCGGTGCTGGCATTGCTAAGCAAGGCGTTCGTGCCTGTAAGATGCGTTAATGAGAAAGGACTACAAAAAATCTTGTGGCTGCGGTAAGAAACGTAGTTATAAGAAAGGTGGTACCGTAAAG